TGTTACAGTTTTAAAAACTCTTCACGTGAGAAAATTTTGCCGGAAATTTTTCCGCCGATCTGGGAAACTAATGGTTGATTTTGGTTTAGCGTTCAATATAACTTAGTGTATGACGACTTGCTTTAAGTTGTTCAATAATAAAATCACATCCAATTTTTGGATTACAGTTTCCACAAGTATAAACATCACATGCCGCTTTACCCTCCTCTGGCCAAGTATGAATACTAATATGACTCTCAGATAATAAACAAATCACGGTGACTCCTTGAGGATCAAACTTTTTAAAAATCGTCTGACAGACTGTTGCTCCACTCACGAAAGCAGCTTTCTCTAGTAACTCAATAAGAAAATACTCATCGTTAAGATAAACGAATGAGCATTCATAAAGATTTAGAAGATAATGTTTTCCCACTTTTAAAATTAATTATTTTCTTTTTTTCCTCTCTGGTTGTTTGTATCCCCATACTTTTGGACTTATTCTTCCGTAACCAAAATCAATTTTTTTAACTGCTCCTGGACCAAACTTATCATAATAGAGCTCAAAAATTTTTACTCTAGTTCCCCTACAAAGATCTATATGAGTTTTTCCATCAATCTCATACCAAATCAAATAAGCATCATTTGGAAACGAAGAATCTTTTGCCTGCTCTATCGTTGTGTCCTCAAGCAAAATCTGGCACCCATAACGAGGTGGAAGTGTATTTTTTTCCTCTTGTGTCCACTCCAAAGTGATCTCCTTTTCAATCGTAGATTCTGTTTGATTCATGAGCGACCACCCCAATGAATATCTGGATATGCTTCTCCTACAATTTGCTTGGTAATTTTGTATTTAGTTTCTAGTTTTTTATCCTTAATCAAGCAAACGATTTCTGCTTCTAATGGGTGAAGTCCTTGAAGAATATTAATGAACATCGTCTCTCTACGAAGAGAACTAAGTCCATCATTACCTCCTTTAATAAAATTATAAAATCGCTCATACTCTTTACGGATTGAAGATCTGCCTTGATCCTGTGATCCAAGAGAAACTGAATTAATTTCACTCATCATTCCCACAGCGTCTCTAATTTTATCAGAGACCGTTCCTGTGAAAGATCCTTGTTCACCGACACTTGCATAAGGAACCTCTCCAGGAGGGAGCATTGAAATTACGCTCTCATCAAAGTTCCAAATAAAAATTGCTTTTAAGGAGGGATGCTCATATTTTTTTAGAACTTCTACCTTCCTTGCATTTGATTTTTGTTTTGATGCAAGATTTAAAACTTCAAATGTAAAAGGATTTACAGGAAGTTCTGGAATAGGTGTATCAACTTTTTTAGTTTTCGTCGTAGTCATAAGTTACAGAATGTTTAATAACAAGCATACATTATTTAGATCTTATTCCTCATCTTCTTCTTCATCATCATCAAAATATCCCTCTTCAAATCTTACGGCAACAACTTCGTCAGGAACAATGTTTCCATGCTGATCAAAAAATTCTGGATGAAGTTTAGGAGTATCTTGATAATTCATCATATACTCTCGACCTACCCAACCAACCATCAGACCAACTACAAAAAACAAAATGGTTAAAAACGAACCGATGACTAAACTAGTTGCTAACATGGCTTTCTCCTGGGAAACTACCTTTTTCTCCTTACAGTAAAAGAGAATTCAAAATAAATGGTTACCTCCCTTTTTAGAAAGCAAACCAACTTTTCAAAAATAATATGAAAATCTTTGGGACGCTCTCTTTTACCTCCATGTAAAATAAACTCAACACCACGATTCATGTGGATATCATTATTTAGATTCGACATCAAATAATTGTTTTTTCTTTGAGAAATTTAACCGTATCTGTGCAACCGCCAAGTTTTTGATCATCGCAGACCACTTGAGGAAAGGTCGATCCATCACCAAATTCAGAATAAAATTCTTCTTTAGTAAAGTCCGTTCCTAAAGTATACACGACAAAGTTATTTCCTGTCAACTCAAGAACTTGTTTAACTTTATAGCAATAGGGACACTCTTCTTTAGAGTATACAGTGAAGTTCATTTTTAATCAAAAAAGAATATGTGGAAAAGTCTTGAGTCTTCTTTGGTCTGGCCAAAGTATTGTGATGCAGAGCACCTGTATCTGCATTATTAGTAAATTGATTTACCATAATTATAAAAATTATATCTTATATTTTCTAGTTATTTATTCTGATTTTCAATTGCCTCAAAAATTTTATCAATATTAAATAATTCTTCATCTTCATCATAAGGATACTCATGTTCCATACCCATAAAATCAAAGTCAAAAAATACACTTCCAGGTAGTTTAAAGTTTTGTGGTTTGACTGTTTCAATATTGGTATGCATATCATATCCAAATACTTTTGGGCTTGTGCCATTCCATAATACTGTGGAAGGTAGATCAAGTGCTGCTGCGGCGTGTTGAAGGCAACTATCAATTAGTATTCTTTTATCACTGTAAAGAATTACACTTAAAAATTCTAAGGTAGTGAGAGTTTTTTCTAATGTAGATTCAATTGTAATTGTATTTTCAATTCTTGGAGAGTTGCATTTAGTGCAATGATAGATTGTATAGTCCTTATGATATTTTTTTACAATCTTTTGAGCAATCTCGTGAGGCATATCTCTTGCCCACATATATGGTTTTGCCTGCGTCATCATAATTCCACCATTTGTGTGAAGAACCATCGTTGGTTTTTTACTTTGAGTCCACACTTGTTTGGATGTATTCTTCTGTAAAGCATTAAACTTCAAGTCTGGTGTCTCATTATTGTATTTCAAACCATACATCTTACACCAGGTTTGAATCAATGGCAGACGCTTATGAATATGATCTGTTGTAAAATAAGGTTCGTTACCAAAAATTAACGAATCCTGATTTTCAATATAAGTTTGATAAAAATAACTTGTATTTCCTAACTGATAAACTCTATCAACATAATTTAAATTGAGAAATACATCAGAATATGCACCAATAACAATTAATTTTCGGTCTGGATAATTATTTTTGATACACTTTGCGACTGCTGTGGCAGCAATATGTTTTCCAAGTCCACCATTAATGTGGAAAATACTATACTTGTTCTTCATTTGGTTTTACACTCAAAATTTCTGGTAATATAGAAGAAGTGTCTAAATTGATTTCAATATTTGATGCAAAATTGGAGATATTTTTACTGTATTCTACAATGATATCTTCCAAATTTTTTAGATCGGCACTATTTGCAACCATAAAATCTGCAGACGTTAGTAAAGTATCGCCAAAATTGTTGCTTAATTGAGCATTATTTAATAAAGTGGCATCAAAATTAGTGGTTGCTTGAATGTTTTTAGGATCTGACAGATTACTATTAAAAGTATTGTCCGGTAAAATATTTTCTGATTTTAAGTCTTGCATTTTTAAATCGCAAATTTAAAATATTTATCTTTGATTTTGATGTTCAAATTTCATTTTTTTAAAACGCAAATTAAATATCCATTATGCCAATCACTATTTTCAAACCCAGAATTGCAAGAATCGTCATCTGTGGTTCTAATCTCAATGGAGTAAACTTTTTTTAAATTTAAATCTTTTATACAATTGTTTGTACCATTTCTAACAAATGGCCAATTCCAATCATCACAAATAAAAATAAATTCATCATCCAATGCTTCTTGAGTTATCTTAAGAGCATCATATTGATCTTGTTCTCCGTGAGGACCATCAAATAGATATACATTATACTTTCCTATTTCAGAATAATTAACTTTCCTAAAATCAATTTCATCAAAAATTGCTTCTATTTCACTAAACTCTGATGTACTTCTTTCTATATTAGCTACAAATTCATTTTTAGGTCCTCCAAATTCAGACCAATTATCAATCAAATATGCATTAACTTTATTATTAGATATGGCTGAGCAAGCAGTAGATCCTTTCCAACATCCAACTTCAAGATATCTAGCATCTTCAAGATTGTGAATTAGATTATTAATAAAATGTCTATATTTTTTCCCAGACATCCCATTAATTTTCAAAACCCAATCTGAAATATCACTTTCATACAAAAGTGCCTTTTCATATGAATTTTTAACTAAAGACTTATATTCACTTTTTATTTTTGTATTTGAAATTTGTATTGTAGGTTCCATTTGAATTAGTTTACATTATTTTTGTTGGAAATAATCATTAGCCCGTTATTTTGTTCAGTTTCATTTTCTTTATTCACATTCTACTTGATTATTGAAGAGAAGTCAAGATAAATTTTTTAATACAGTTTCAATTTCAGTTAATCTTTGATTCAAGTTTTGATTTTCTTCATGTAGTTCTTTAATTGCATTGACGGCAAGAACAATTAACTTATCATAAGAAATGCCATTAGGTTCATTATTACCATCATAATTGACGAAATGAGTAAGATCAAGTTCATCAAGTTGTTCCGCAATAAAACCAATTTGTTCTGAGTCTTCTGGTCTATCAATGTAATTAAATGTTACTGGTTCTAAATTTAATATTTCACTAATTCCACTTAAAAATGGTTTAATATTATCCTTGAATTTACACGATGAGGATGCGCTGTATAATTCATAGGTGGAACCATTATAACAGACAACATTACCATTGGATCCAGAACCAGCCATTTTTGTATAGAA